CTTTCTCTTTCATAGCCTAATCTTTTAAACATTCCTTTAGCACTTATTTTCATGTTCTAATTTTTCCTTATTCGGCTGAGGAAATGGCATCCAAGCTAAACCTTCTAAATCCATACCACTTTCAAGTTCATATACACCAAAATCAGGTGATTCCCATGTATCAATCCAAACATTTTCCTTATCAAGCATGCCACTCATATCCCATACGAGTATGTCCTCATCAATATCAGGCAATTCACAATTAAGTACACCTTCTTCATCAAAAGTAAATGGAATCCATTCAAATGATTCTGCTTTGCTAACTAATTTTGAAAGCACCATCTGTGCATTATATATTTCATCATCACTAGGTAATGGATATAAATCTCTACGTATCATGTAACATATAAGTGTATTTGTAATTGTATTAAATGCTTTTTGATATTTATTCATATGCTTTTAACCTCCTATAGTTGGGCAAATACAATCCCATTCATAATCATCAAACTTAACTTCTTCATCCTTTGTAATTTCTCCGTCAATGATCTCAATAATTTGGTTGAACTGCATTCCTCTTTCAAACGCATGAATTCTCATGTCAACTCCGTATTTTTTACAAGATTGTAATAATTCTTCCGCACTAATACCCCATGCGAATTCTGTTTCGAGTCCAATTGTAGTTTCTTCTTCATCTTCCAAGTCATCAAAATAGACATGCGAATCAACGACAAATCCTCTATACGTTCCTTTAATCCAGCATCTTCTACATTCAACACAACAATAATCATCCATCTTCAACGCTTCTAAATCTTTGCCGATACAATCAATCGGTTGTAATCCTTCTAAAACAAATTTTGTTAAATTCTCTTTTGTACCCCTCACTCTTAAGGTACCAGCACACCAATTAGGCATTTTTATTTCCTCCACTTTTCTCTCTCATTTCAACACGATTTTTTCCAATTCAAATCCATCTATATCACCATTACTTTTGATATGTTCAATAATGCATTTTTTTTCGTATTCACTTAAAGTACTGAATCTATATATAACAAAAATATACCTTTTCCAATTCGCATCATTTTTATTCACAAATATAAATTTATGCATAAATAAATCATTCGATTTTTCGTCAAATAATCTATCTGTTTTAATCCAAAACTTTGTAGCCCCATCTGTAATATTTGTTACAATAACGGCGTGTTCCACTTCAATCATTTTCTTTCTCCTTTCAAAAAATATTCTTTCCAACATTCTTTGGACTTCTTTTCATATTCTTTATTAAAAAAATATTTCTCAGAGTCACAATGAAATTTACATAAAATACATTCTTTTTTCTTTTTTT